TGACCAAGAAGCCCATGTACGACAAGGCACCCAAGGAGGTGCTGATAAAGAAGGGGAAGGTATGACGCAAGACGACATTATGCGAATAGCGCGGGAGGCTTGCCCATACACAACCGACGAAATGCGAGGCGCTTTCTACGAAGGATTCCTCAAAGGCGCTGTTGCCGAGCGTGAGGAGTGTGCGAAGTTGTGTGAGGAAGGTGGCAGAGACGAAAGCGGTCGCGTTCATGTGCAAGCATGGGGGTGCGCCAAAGCAATCCGAGCAAGGGGTAAGGTGCGGGAGCACGTCATGTCCGGCGACTGCTGGTGCAATCCTGAGCTTAATTACACAGACCCTGAAACGGGGGCAGAAGTGTGGGTGCACAAGGAGCCACAATGAGCACGGAGTCCATACGCCGCAGGATTGCCACGACGATTGCCTTACGAGAGATTCTTCTAAAGCATCCAGATGGCATGACCACGACGCAACTGTCCGGCAAACTCAACACGAGCGCCGAGTACATCAAGAATATTCTGCATTCAGAGTATGGGTTCTACATCGACCGCTACATGACAAGCCCGAGGCTGACCGCCGTGTGGTGTTGCGTCGAGGTTCCCGAGAACTGTCCACTACCGGAGAAGAAACAATGAGCAGAGAAGCAATGAAGCTGGCGTTGGAGGCGTTGGAGCGTGGCGAAGCCGCCCACGGCATTACAGGAGAACAGAAATGACAAGAGAAGAATTACTAGACCTATTTGCGGCTGAGGCAATGAAAGCCTTAATTGCTACTGAGAAGCACAACCCAGGCAGTGTGGCAAGAAGCGCGTATCAGATTGCTGAATCTATGCTTGAGGAAAAAGAAAGAATACTTGCTCGCTGGCAGTTAAACGAGGACATCAAGACAGGCAGTATTGATAAGTTGGACTTGCCGATTAGGGTTTTGCATTGTTTACGCTCTGAAGGCATATACACGACAGCACAACTTCAACAGTGGACTGCCCGTGACTTGCGGAAAATTCCCAACATGGGAGCAAAAGGAATCAGAGAAGTTGAATATGCAATGCTTGCAATTGGGTTGCATTTAAAGGGGCAAGAGCCATGCGTGAAATCATGAACATTGAGCAAGAAAAAGCCTTACGAGAATACTTGCAAGAGGCCATCGTGCCTTTGATTGAGCAAGTGCTGGTCAAGAAACTGGGGCAAGCCATGTCGTTTGCGGCAGAGCAACTCATTCAACCCAAGCGTGAATGGCAGGGGCTGACGGATGAGGAAGTCATGCGAACATTTGAAGGCATCGTCAAGTACGCACCCAGTGAAATGCGATTGAAAGACTTTGCCCGTGCCATCGAAGCCCAGTTAAAGGAGAAGAACACATGAGCCTAAAACAAATGCAAGCCTTGGAGCAAGGTTTAAAACAAGCACCGCCCTGCAAGACAGGTAGCCAATGCACAACCAAGTGCACGGAGTGCGCCGAGCCAGAGACTGTGGAGTGTCACACCTGCAAAGGATTAGGCCGCATCTACATGGGTTGCGGTTCGTGGATTCATTGTGATACTTGCAATACCACTGGCAAAGCAACCACCCCACCCAAGCGTGAATGGCAGGGGCTGACGGATGAGGAAGTGCAAATGTTCATTGATGCTCGTTGGGGCGATGGTGTGAACTTTACTCATTTCATACGAGCCATCGAAGCCAAACTCAAGGAGAAGAACACATGAGTAGCGTACAAGCAGTGACGGATGACATAAAGTTTGAGGCACGGATTGCTTCGTTCTATGAGTTAGACGACGATGCCCAGCGGGACATTTTGTTGGAGTTATCCAAGACTTTTGCCGAGCTTGGCAAGAAGCACCACTTCTTGGTCTGGCGGGTGCAGATACATGGAGAGAAGAAGTGATTCTCTGCCGACACCAATTTTTTCAAGTAAAGGAAGTAGAAGATGGCTACTGGTTCAAATGCAAATACTGCAACACCCAAGTCCACGGAAAAATCGCCATGCACAACCCTTATCAAGGGGGCACCGTGGTACACACCGGAGCAACTGGCCGAGCCAAAACAGAAATGGCCAGCGGCGGTACGGGACAAAAAGTTCCGGGGGCGCGTAGAGATGCTAGCACTACGGGTCCTGACAATGGATGACCTGAAATGAAACGAAAGGAGAAAGCAAAACCAATAGACTGGCGCACATGGTGGCCGTTCAAACAGGCCACGGGCGAGGCACTGCGCCAACTCAACAAGCGCCAGCCCAAGCAACAACCAACCCCAGCAACACATGGAGAAGCACTACTATGAAAAGTTTTGATGAGCAATGCAACGGTATGCGAGCCGACGATATGGTGAACGCACCATCCCACTACACCGCAGGAGGAATAGAAACAATAGACTACATCCGGGCCAAGTTGACAACCGAGCAACTTAGAGGGTATTATTTAGGAAACCTACTTAAATATTTAAGTAGGGCGCGGCTGAAAAATGGCGCGGAGGATTACAAGAAAGCCGAGGTTTACTTACGATGGTTAAACGAGTTGGAAGACCAAGAAGCACAGAAAAAGTAGGCCGTGTGTTTGGGCGCTTGCGGGTAGTAGCGCCCACACGTAAAGACGACAAGCCTGCATGGAAATGTATTTGTTCTTGCGGGGCAGAGCATGTTGTAAAAAACTGTGATCTGAAATCCACAAAAAGTTGTGGATGTTTACGTGTGGAACTTGGCAAAGCCAGAGCCACTCATGGGATGTTAAAGACGCCTACATATCAAGCATGGCACTCCATGAAACAGCGTTGTTTAAACCCAAACAACAAAGCATGGAAGAACTACGGCGGCAGAGGCATAACTGTCTGTAAACGTTGGAAAGATTCTTTTGAGGCTTTCTACGCAGATATGGGGGAATGCCCTGATGGAATGTCTTTGGACAGAATTGACAATCAAAAAGGGTACGCGCCAAATAACTGCCGTTGGACTACATCAAAAGCACAAGCACGAAACAGGAGAAGCAATGCAAATTTCATACTGAACAAAAAACAGTATTCGCTAGTTGAGCTTAGCGAGTTGAGCGGACTGTCCGTCCAAGTTTTAAGCTGGCGAATTTATAAAATGGGCATGACGGTTGACAAGGCCGTGCGTACCCCACTACTGAGAAACCGAAGACAGAATAAAGGATTCTGACATGGCCATGACACCGTAAACGTGGTAAAATTTTAACTCCAGTAAAGGAGTCCCGTATGTCCCCAGAAAAAAGAGAAAAATGGATGGCTGCACGCTACAAACACGGCGGATACGCCGGTGGAAAAGAGCGGCCAGAACACTATGTCTGGCGCACAATGCTTGCCCGGTGCCATAACCCAAATGACAAAAACTTTTGTCACTACGGGGGGCGAAACATACGGGTTTGTAAACGCTGGCTGAAGTATGAAAATTTTGTTGCCGATATGGGCCCCCGCCCATCTCCTGCGCACAGCCTTGACAGGATAAATGTTGACGGTGATTACAAGCCAAGCAACTGTCGATGGGCTACCAGAAGCGAGCAACAAAAGAACAAAACTTCCACTCGTGTTTACACCAACGGAAATTTCACAGGAACTTTGGTCGAATGTGCGAAGCACGTTGGTATAAGCAAAGAACTGGCGCATTGGCGCTGGAAAACTCACAGCACATTTGAGAAAGGTATAGCATGGCGAGAACTCCAGAAGCGGCTGTAAAACAGTGCGTCAAAAAAACGCTTGATGAGATGGGCATCTACCACTTCTCTCCGTTCCAAGCAGGGATGGGCAGGGCGGGCATCCCAGACATCATCGCCTGCTACAACGGGCTCTTCGTTGCTTTCGAGTGTAAGGCTGGAGAGAATCAACCAACAGCGCTACAAGAGCGCGAGATGAACAACATCCGCAAAGCACGCGGGTTGGCGTTCGTCATAAACGAAAAAAACATGCACCAAATAAAGGAGTTATTGCAATGGATGCGTTAAACATGTTCGAGAAAATTCAAGGCCTCTCCGATATGGAGAAGGCGCACTTCAAGATGGCGCTCATGAACCTGATGTCCTGCTACACAGATGACACCTGCTCCGGTCTGCTGGTGGTCAACCGCTTCGATGAGGAGAGCACCTCGATTGTCTCGCTGGGTGTCCATCAGGACGATGTGTTGGAGGTTGTGCAAACGCTCGCCAAGATTCTTGAGGCAGATGAGAAGCTGGGCAAAACAGGGGCGGTGACAGTCCAATGAGCAAGCCATATCACAAGGATAAAACTATGACCAATCGAAACACAGCACCAAGCTATTGGTTCGCAAGAACCGATTATGAAGGGGCGGGTCCAACGTATGTGGTCGGGCGTGGGGATGAGGAGATTACACACCCATGCTTGTTCCAAGACGAAGCGCAAGCAATTGTCGGTGCCTTGAATGCTTTGCACAGCACAGAAGGAGAACAGTGATGGCAAAACTGCCCTACACATTCACTATTTGTCCGGATGGTCCTGAACCTAAACGGTTCACTGCAAGCTGCCCAGAAATGGTCGTGGCACTGATGAACGGAGACGACTTGACCATCGACCAGCGCAAGGCGCTCCTGTTACCGCAGCCGGGTAAAACAAACATTGAGGTGGTTAAAGTCAACAAGGAAAACAAGTGAGCAAGCCATATCAAACCATACTGACAATCGACTTCGAGACACGGTGGGACAGCAAAGACTACACGCTATCGAAGATGACCACAGAGGAGTACATCCGTGACCCGAGGTTCAAAGCGTTTGGCGCAGTCATACATGAGCTTGGCTCTGATCGAGTCATGCAGTGGTATCGAGGAGACGAGCTACCTAGAATCTTGGGGACTTACGACTGGAGCAAAACCGCAGTACTCGCACATAACGCTCAGTTTGACGTATCCATCCTCTCATGGCACTACGGAGTCAAGCCCTGCTTCATCTTCGACTCGCTATCAATGGCGCGTGCTCTTCGCGGCGTGGAGGTTGGCAATAGTCTCGCCAAACTTGCAGCAGATTTTGGTCTTCCCGAAAAAGGGCGAGCCGTACATTCGACGGACGGTCTGTCGGAGTTGGACGAGCACATGGAGTCTGAACTTGCAGAGTATTGCAAGCACGACGTATTTCTCTGCGAGGAGATATTCAGACGATTGGTAGAGGGGTACCCGTCCAAAGAGTTGCGCCTCATCGACATGACTTTGAAGATGTACACCGACCCCATGCTGGTGCTCGATGAGGAGATGCTCATCAAAGCCTTACGAGAAGAAGGAGAACTGCGTGAAGGCCTACTCAATAAGCTCGGCGTGGCAGAGGCTGAACTCGCGTCGAACCCAAAGTTTGCTGCCCTACTTGAATCGCTCGGGGTTCCTGCGCCAAGGAAAGTTAGTAAAACTACCGGGAAAGAAACACTCGCTCTGGCGAAAAACGACGCCCTCTTCCAAGCGCTCCTCAATGGTGAACGTGAAGACATTGCCCTTCTTTGTGAAGCTCGGCTTAGGGTTAAATCGACATCCGAGCGTACTCGGGCGCAGAGGTTTCTCGACATCTCCCGTCGTGGTGCGCTTCCGGTCCCGCTCAGCTACTACGGTGCGAAATCTGGGCGCTGGGCTGCTGCAAAGGGGTCAGCCATCAACATGCAAAACCTCAAGCGAGGGAGTTTCCTGCGCAAAGCCATTATGGCTCCGGTGGGGCACCAGCTTGTCGTCGGGGACCTATCTCAGATTGAACCGCGAGTACTCGCATGGTTTGCGGATTACGAGGGCTTGCTCGACATCTTCCGGTCTGGCAGTGACGCTTATGCCGCTTTCGGCGCTCAGATGTTCAACATACCCGGCCTATCAAAAGAGAGCCATCCAGACCTTAGACAGTCTGCAAAGTCGGCGCTCCTCGGGTGCGGGTACGGGCTTGGCTGGGCGTCTTTCGCTGCCCAGCTTCTTGTTGGATTCCTTGGCGCACCTCCCGTACGCTACGACAAGGAGTTTGCAAAGAAGCTCGGTGTGGACTCGGCCTATATTGAGCGCTTCCTGAGTTGGGAGGAGAACATCAAGAAGCTCGAAGACATCCCGCACACATGTACGCAGAAAGAGTTACTCATCCACTGCGTCGCCGCCAAGAAGATCATCGACATCTATCGGGAGACATCGCACCCCGTGGTGGCGTTCTGGGACTTTTGCGGCGCTTTGTTGGAGCGGTCACTTGTCGGCGGCGAAGAAGTCAGGTATAAATGCGTTACGTTTCGGAAAGGCGAGATCGTTTTGCCCTCCGGGATGTCAGTCAAATATCCGAATTTACGCAAAGACGACGAGAAGAATTGGGTCTACGGCAACGAGGGTGAGAAGCCAACGAAGCTGTATGCAGGGAAGATAGTGAACAACATCGTGCAGGGTTCTGCGCGAGTCGTTATGACTGATGGAATGCTACGGGTGAGCAAAAGGTACCCCGTGGTAGGCACAGTCCATGACGAGCAGATTGTCTGCGTGCCAGATGCCGAGGCGGAAGAAGCCAAGGACTGGGTTCTGGAGCAGATGATTATGGAGCCGAGCTACATGCCGGGTATACCGCTCAACGCGGAAGTCGGTGTGCATCGTCGGTACGGTTTGGCGAAAGGATAATGTATGAAGCACGAAGGACTAGAACTAGGCCACGCAAGAGCAGACAGTGCAGCAGCGCGGGCCGGTGCTGCGTGGATGGCCGACGCTTTACATGCGTTCAAATCCCACGCCATGCTCCACAAGTACTTCACCACGGAGCAGGTAAGACTGGCAAATCCGCATCTGGCGGAACCGCCTGACCGTCGTGCTTGGGGTGCAGTGCCGCGCATCGCCAAGAAGGAAGGCATCGTCCGCGCTCACGGGTGGACCCGCGCTGACAGCCGCACAGTACACGGCATGGTCGTGACCATGTGGGAGTCAAGCATTTACACAGGAGAAAGCAAATGAAGCAACTAACACTACCAAAGAAACTAAAAGTCGGTGACAACTGGTACAGCGTTGACATCGCTGAGACACTGCGCGATCGCATGATGGCGGGCGAGGTGCACTATGGCAAGCGCACCATCACGCTGGCGCGTCGGTCATACCACGGCATCCCCCTCAAACTCTCAGCCCTGCACGAGACGTTCTGGCACGAGTTGGTTCACGCCATCTTGGACAGCATGGATCGCACAGACCTGAACAACGACGAGAACTTTGTCGAGGAGTTCAGCGCCCGGTTGGCTAAGGCTATTGCATCTGCGAGGTTCGGATGAGCGAAGCGTTTAAAAAAGCAGAAGCCGCGATAGCACATCTGCCTACACCCAACATCGAGGACTTCATCGACTACGCAAAGACCAACTTTGTGGAGCTATCGCTGTTGTATGGGGAAGGGTTTGTTGTCCATGCTGTGCACATTGCTGAGCTTTTGCTTGAAGCAGAAACTAAGTGCAGCCAGTGCGGCTGCATGATCTGTGAATGTGGAGAATACGAATGACCATCAAGTGGAGCCACAGTTCGCTCAAGGACTACGAGGGATGCGCTCGCCGCTACTACGAGGTGAAGGTGCTCAAGAACTACCCGTTCACGGACACGCAAGCAACCCTCTACGGCAAGGAGTTTCACACGGCAGCCGAGCTTTACATCAAGGACGGCACCCCGCTGCCTCCCCAGTTTGAGTTCGCCGCCGATGTGCTCGAAGCGCTCAAGGCCAAGCCCGGAAGGAAGCTGTGCGAGTACGAGATGGGGTTGACCCAAGACTTGAAGCCCTGCGGTTTCAACGACAAGGGTGTGTGGGTGCGCGGTATTGCCGACCTGCTCATCATTGACGACGACAACCTCACGGCCAGAGTCGTGGACTACAAGACGGGCAACAACAAGTACCCTGATCGGGAGCAGCTAAAGCTCATGGCGCTCATGGTGTTCGCACACTTCCCGCACATCCGGCGGGTGTCAGGCGCTTTGCTGTTCGTCCTCAAGAACGACATTGCCAAGGCCAGCTTCATGCGAGGCGAGGCTGAGGATTACTGGTGGGATTATCGGGAGCGCGTCGCCCGCATTGAACAGGCGCATGAGACTGGGGTGTGGAACCCCAAACCAACACCGCTGTGCGGCTGGTGTGTGGTCAAGACCTGTGAGTACAACCGAAAGCGAGATTGATATGACACAAACCAACGGCAAGAGAGACTATAAACATGCATACAAATTGCAAAAAGCAAGTGGAGAAACTAAAGACCAGATCGAGCGCCAGCGAGCGCGTCGTGCATACGACAAGGCTGGCGTGGATCGGAGCGGCAAGCACATCGACCACATCAAGCCCCTGCGTGAGGGAGGCAAGTCAACGAAGGGCAACACCCGACTGCGCAGCCCCAAAGCAAACATGAGCGATAAATAAAAGGAGAAGGCAATGGAGATCATCGACGACAAAGCCGTCGTCTTTAAGACACGCAACCCAGACAAGTACAAGATCATCCCCAAGCACAAAGTCCTGTCCAAGGACGGCGACACGTACGAGTTGGCGGTTTACTTCGGGTTAGACGAGGCGCGAGTCCTAAAGAATCTAGGCTTAAAAGATGTGCCCTCACCTATCACACGCCGCTACAAGTGGCCCGGTAGGTATAAGCCAATGGCTCACCAAGTCGATACTGCCTCGTTCTTGACCCTGCACCGCAGAGCCTTCTGCTTCAACGACCCCGGCACTGGCAAGACGCTGGCTGCACTCTGGGCGGCAGACTACCTGATGTCGCTTGGCTTTGTGCGCCGTGTGCTTATCCTCTGCCCTCTCTCGATCATGCACTCTGCATGGATGAGCGACTTGAACAACAGCATCATCCATCGCTCTGGCATCGTAGCCCACCACCCCAAGGCAGCGCGGCGCATCGAGATGATTCAGCAGGACTACGAGTTTGTCATCTGCAACTACGACGGACTCAACCTGATCGCAGACGAGATCAAAGCCGATGGTAGGTTCGACCTCATCATCGTCGATGAAGCCAACGCGTACAAGACCAGCACGACCAAGCGCTGGAAGACTCTGAAGTCCATCCTCACGCCAAGCACCCACCTCTGGATGATGACGGGCACACCTGCATCGCAGTCCCCTGCCGATGCGTACGGGCTGGCCAAGCTGGTCAACCCCGATGGCGTGCCGATGTTCTTCACTGGCTGGCGTGACTCGGTGATGAACAAGATCACCATGTACAAGTGGGCACCCAAAGCCGACGCCAAGGAGAAGGTCTTCAA